GGTGTGTTTATCCCAGTTCTCAATGTTAATTAACTTTCTAACCGTTGATGGGTATTCTTGCCAATAAGTTATCTGCTCTTGTGTTCTACCACAATATTTGCAAGAAGTATTACCACCAACTGATGTACTTCCACACAGATTAACGCATGGGTTATCCGCTAACGAGGTAGTGTAGCCTTTCATCATGTTTACTTGTTTAAATGTACTCAATGCACCATCTCCTTTACTTCTGTTGGATCAAACCAGATGTCTAAAGGTTCACCATCTGAACTTGCACTAAACTCTTGTTCTAATTGCAATTTTCTTTCTGGATTTTCAAAGTAATCACGAAAAGAAACTGTGATAGTTTGATTGTTTATCTCTCCTACCCAACGCATAAAACAAAAGATTAAAAAGTCTATATAAGAATCATCGGCAACAATAAATGGTGGCATTATGTTTTCTCCGTCTCTATTTCTAATTCCAACTCTAAATAATGTATGGCTTTTTTAATATCTTCGGATGCCAACCCTTTGTTGCCAGCTCTAAGAATATATTTGATAGCGTTTGACTTGCACCAAGACAGTTTAAGTTTTTGTATCAGCTCTGCTGGTTGATACTCTTTCTGTTTAGCGTAGTGATCTCCCCCGACTTGGATCTCGGTTGCCTTAGACTTACTCCATTCGTTAGGAGTTATATCATTGATCCTTTTACTCATGTTCATTTTAGTTCATAAACAATATTTGCATTATGTTCTTTTACATTATTAAATACAACAGAGATCAATCAACTATTATTAATTTATAATAATTTTAATTAATTTTAAATAATCGTTTGACACAATTAACTAGAATAATTTAAAATTTATAATAATTAACACCAGATAATTTTTCACAATAGTTTTAGGAGATAGGAACATGGACAAAGTGTTGAGTACAGGTGAGTTGGCACAAAGATTAAAAATGAGCAAGGGTACGCTTTGCAACTGGAGAACCGCCAAGCCAAAAAAAGGGCCTAGATATATAAAACGTAAAGATACTGGAAGAATCTATTATCGTCTCAATGATATATTGGAATACGAAAAGGAACAGACGCAGATAATAGAAACATAAACGAAAGGAGTCAGAGGAGAGAAACATTGGATCACAGTAGTATCAGTCCATCATCATTTGAGCGTTGGTCAAATTGTCCAGCATCACCCTATTTGTCGAGCATATCAGAAGAACAACCTACCCATGTTGCAGCATTGCGTGGAACAATAAACCACGAAGCAGCAGAATCATTTTTATATAAAAGAAGTACACCTCAAGATTTTTTAGGCACAGTCCATAAAGTGCAAGGTCATAAGATTATTATTGAACAAGAAGATTTAGATATTATTCAAACTTATACCGACTATATAGATAAAAGATTAAAAGAAACTAAAGGCGAACTTTATTTAGAAAGAAGGTATCGCTCTAGCGATGAGATTCATCCCGAACTATTTGGAACTGCGGATGCAACCATCATCTATGGCAACAACATAGAAATAATAGATTTAAAGACTGGCAAGTGGAAAGTAGAACCAAGCAGTTCTCAGCTGCGTATCTATGCTTTGTTATGTCTACAAGAATTTGGATCTGAAGATACCGAAGATGTAATCACAACAATCGTGCAACCTAAAGTTAATCCTAAGATTAGCTCGCAGAAGCATGACTTGATGGGATTACTTCATTGGGGATTGAATGATCTGAAAGAAGCAGCCGAGCGTTGCTTTGAACTAGAACCCGAACCTTGTGCTGGCGATTGGTGTCGCTTTTGTCCAGCTAAAGGATTCGTTTGTCCAATATTTAACTCAGGAGAAAAAAAATGAGTGAAAACCAAGAACCGAAACCAACATTAACTATCAACGGAAAAGAATATTACGAAGCTGATCTCAATAAGAATGAAGCGCGTATGTTATCAATGCTGAAAGCATTACAACCAGAGATTGAAAGTTTGGATATGCAATTAGGAACAAGACTAGATCATAAAGATCGTCTTATAGCTTCATTGGAATCATCATTAGAAACATCACAAGGGGATGTTGAAGAAGTTGAAGAGATCGAAGTCGTAGAAGAAACTAAACAATAAACCTAGAAGGAGGGAATATGTCATTTAAACTTAGCGATATAAAAGAAAAGATAGAAAGGAAAGCACCGCGTATCTTAATACATGGAACTGCTGGACTCGGCAAAACAACATTAGCTGCATCAATACCAGGTGTTATATTTATACAGACGGAAGATGGTCTAGCTGGTGTTCCCGATGTTCCACACTTTCCCCTAGCTAAATCTTATGAAGATGTAATGTCTGCATTACATGAATTAGCAAACGAGGATCACAACTTTAAAGCTTTGGCAATCGACTCGCTTGATTGGTTGGAGTCATTAATGTGGGCTAAAGTTTGCGTAGATGAGAAGGTTGATTCAATAGATAACATTGCTTATGGCAAGGGCTACAAGTTAGCTGTTTTGCTTTGGCAAAAATATATTGATTACCTCAACCAACTCAGAAACGAAAAGAACATGGTTATCATGCAACTGGCTCATACCAGTATCAGAACCTTTTATCCGCCAGATGGAGAAAGCTATGATCGTTATGAGATTGCTTTGCACAAGGCAGCTTCAGCGAAACTGCAAGAGCATAGCGATATCGTTATGTTTGGTAATTATGATGTGAACATAGTTAAGAATCAGGGCAAGATGGGTAAGCAAGAAAAGCGAGCTGTATCTAGCGGTGAGAGAAAACTATGGACACAAGAGAAGCCAGCTTGGTTAGCGAAGAACCGCTACGCTATGCCAGAAGTTATAGACTTTAGCTGGGATTCAATCACTAGCGGTATGAAAGGAGATAAATAATGAGTGATGTTAAAGATTACTTTAAGGATGGATTAACTACAGATGGCATGGAAACACCCGTCTATGACAATTCACCAGTTCCCGATGGCAAATACGTTGGCAAGATCGTCAATGCTTCTGCTGAAATTAACCCCGATACTTGGTCAGATGGAGAACATCTCAAGCTAGAGTTTGAAATAACAAGCGAACAAAGCAAGGGCAGACACCTATGGAAAAATATTACATTGGTGGATGAAAACTCTGATTATGTTGAGTGGGGTAAACAAGACTTGATGCGTTTGATGAGTGCAACAGGGATTGGTTCACTTACGAGCTGGGATCAGCTCATTGGTAAGCAAGCTGGGTTTACAGTTAGCATTAATAAAAATGGTTACAACGAGGTTAAGCGTTGGACTGTTGCTAAAGAGACTACACCAGAAGCTACACAGCCTGTGAGTGAAGAGTCTGAAAAGAACCCCTGGGATTGATTAGAGATACTCGACCATCAGCTTGTGGCATCTGCTTTCGTGGATGTTCAGGTCTGATGTTTCGAGATCCAAACGACAAGAATTCAAAAGCAATAGGAGCGTGTAGTATGAGTCATTTAGACTTACTAAAAAATGGATTAAGAGGAGAATTGCCAGAGAAGAATGAGAAGGGTTTTATTGTTAGTGATGATTGTAAGGAATACGCAATCAAACAAGCAAAGCCTTTCATAGATGAACATGGCCCTCACCTCAATAAGTGGGATAAGGATACGGTATCTAAATTTATTAGCGTAATTATTAGAGCGTACAAGAAGAAAGAATCTGAAGTACCATTCTAATGAAAGACGTACAAGATTACTTTGAAGGTGGTCTTGCTCTTTCTGAAGATATAGCTTTCCCTAATACAGCTGGAGACATTACCGATTTAGTTCGGGAAATGAACAGCAACGGACTAAGAGTAGACTACATAGATATGACGGGAGAACTCCAACGAGTTCCCGTTATAGCTACGACAGACGTAAGAGCAGATCGTTCAGGCGAGCGTTCTGGTTATTATGTCTTTTACCAGACAGATCAGTTAATGGTTTGTGTTTACGGTAATTGGAGAAGCAATTTAACTTGGAAGTGGTCTAACAAGGCAGTATCCAATTTATCTCCATCAGAGCAAGCCAAACTGTCCAGACAAGTGCAAATGGCTAATGAAAGGGCCGAAGCTAATCGCAAAGAAAGGCAAGAGGAAGTAGCAAAAGAATGTACTGAAAGATTTGAGAAAGGACACGAGCTTGACAAGGAACATAAGTATTTAGTCTCCAAAAAAGTTAAAAATATAGGTTTAAAAATTAACAACAGAAACGAGCTGTTGATACCGATTCGCAGTATATCAGGGGAGATAGCTTCATTACAGACAATTTCACCAACTGGCACGAAAAAGTTCGCAACTTGTAGCAAAGTTAAGGGTGGTATCTTTTTAATTGGATGCGATCACGATTCATTACCCAACTTGTCAGAAATATATGTAACGGAAGGTTATGCAACTGGCGTTAGTGTTGCGGAAGCAACTAACAAGCCAGTAGCGGTAGTATTTGCAGCTCCCTTTTGTTTAGAAGCGTGTAGCGAGATCAGGAAGGTTAGTCAGGCGAAACTTATTTTAGCGTTGGATCACGATAGCAATGGCGTTGGTGAAAAATGCGCTAACGAGACTGCAAAAGCGATTAGCAACACAATATTACGCATACCACCAGAGAAAGGTGATTGGAATGATGCGTACTTAACACATGGTATTGAATATGTAACGAATGAATTAGTACAAAGGGCTGTCATAGGTGTACGTCAATTTGCTGTTCGTAATCTCTCCTCCTCTCCTCCAGAGCGTGAGTGGTTAATTGATGGCTTAATTCCTATGGCAGTTCCAGGCGTTCTAGCAGCAGTGGGTGGTATCGGTAAGAGTATGGAGATGCTCAAGCTGTCTATGGCTTGCATTAGTGGCGGTCAATGGATGGGTAAAGACGTTACACAGCGAGGGAACGTGGTTTTTGTCAACGCAGAGGATGATAGAAACGAACTGTGGCGTAGATTGACGTTAATAGATCCTGATAACACAAGGAAGGATGCACTCCATGATTTATTTTGTGTAACTGTACCCGATCTACCACAACCCTTAACATTGGTTAAAGAAGATAGCGGAGGGTTAGGTTTTACACCAACTGCACTTGAATTATTAGAGGAGATAAAGTCTCACAATCCAGTTCTAGTTGTATTTGATCCATTACAAGCGATGATTAGCGCGCCAGTTAATTCAAATGAGGTAGGGCAAGTGTGGGGTCAGTATTGTGCGAGTATGGCTTCTAAATTAGCTTGTAGTGTTATCTCTGTGCATCACATGAGTAAGACTGCGTTAGGTAGATCAGATGACACGTTCAGTTATCGAAGCAGCATCAGAGGCGCAAGTTCGCTGGTGGACTCACAGAGATGGGCTGCGATTATGCACCACGCGCCAGAGAAAGAAGCGCAGTTTGTATGTACGAGATACGGTGTGGAATACGATCCAAATAGATTAGTGCGATTTGCAATGGTTAAATCCAATTCGCAAACGGACATGAGAACTAAGACGCTCTTTAGAAAAGATGCAGTTTTAGAATTGTTAGAAGAAATTCGTAATGAGTTTGTAACGGGTAATCCCTGGGAGGATGAATAATGAGTAAAGGATCAGACTACAGACCTTTCAATAAAGAGAAGTTCGATAAGGAATTTGATCGGATATTTAAGAAGAAAGAACCCAAAAAGAAGGATGAAAAGAAATAGTTTAATGCACCTGTTAGGTCGATTGATGCACCTATCTGGTCATTTGATGCACCTAACAGGTGCTTATATCCTATTATACTATCTATACTATATGCTTTGCTCCCACCGAAGGTGGGGAGCAAGCATTGCGAGGGTGAGTGATGGAGTATAAATGGATGGTGTTGGGGGATATAGAGAGGGAGGAGAACTCAGCTCTAGTGAGGGTGGAGTATGTAGCGAGGTACTCTGATTTTAGGGTGGTGAAGCGAGTGTTGTGGAAGGAGTGGTTCAAAGCGAGGGTGGGGCGAACTGATCTCTTGCCAGCGGAGAAACTCTTACTGTGGATTATGGTGGATCGGTGGAGGTTGGCGAGCTGGAGTGTGAGGGATAGTATTACTTACATGGCAAAGGCGACAGGGATGCACAGGAATACGGTGAAGAGAAGTGTGGATAGGTTAATTGCAAAGAATATAATAAAATATACAGCAGAGAATGAGTTGCGCTTGCCAAAAGCTGGCGAACATACACATTTTCTGTTGGTTGGGTTAGGATATACACTAAGAAATGGAGATAAATGATACAAAGATGACTGAAAGTAAGCCTAAAAAGGTCGGTAGAAAGCGTATTGATTTAGATTTAGACAAGGTTGAGCGTTTAGCTGCTCAAGGACTTGGCACTACTCAAATAGCGCGTGCCTTGGGCGTTTCGTGGTCAACGATAGACCGTAATAGAAAGCGTTCTGCTAATTTTGAGGATGCTATAAAAAGGGGAGAAGCAAAGGGGTTGGCGGAAGTAACCAACGCGCTTTTTAGTTCGGCCCAAGAAGGAAACGTAACCGCGCAGATCTTTTACCTCAAGAACCGAGACACCGAGAACTGGATGGACAGGGTAGAGACGAACCATACTCTCTCCATTGGATCAGCTCTAGATAATGCCAGACTACGCACCAGTTACGCACCAGCTAATATTATAGAAGCTGAAAGAGTGCCTGACGTAAGGATTCCAGACGTAGGAGCAACAGATAAAAAATCAGACAAACCCCAAAAGACATGAAGCTTCCTCTCCCTCCTCAACTGCTTCAGGTTAAAAGATGTCTTTTTCCCTCTACTATCTCCAGAGGTTTTAAATCTTTTAACCACCCCCCCCTCAAAAAAAGTTGGGGGGTTATATTTTGGTAGATAGTAACTAAATTTTTTTAATTTTTTTGTAATGGTACGAAAAGCAACCTTTAATCAACTCTTAGAAAGAGACGTATCTCGCAGTCGTTATAAAAAAACATCCATTGGCAATTCTAAAAACAGCTTTGGCTCTAGCAGAAACAAACGCAACGATAGAAAGAAATCCAGAGGGCAAGGATGAACTTCTATCACTTCCTTCTACAGCACGTAGATAGAGACGATAAGACAGGAGACTTTGCCAAGCACGTTCTCGATGATTGCAACTATCCCTCTGATAAATCATACTTGGATCAACTCAAATACCTAGAAGAACAAAACGCACCGCTAACAGCAATACTAGCTCTCGCGGATACTTATAAAGCCTACTTGGATAAAAAATGAAATACAGCGCAAAACAAGAAGAAGAATTAATGTCCGATATATGGACAGCCAATATAAAAGACGATCCCCTTAACTTCGTAAAATATGTTTTCCCCTGGAATCAAGAAGGAACACCCCTCGAAGGTTTTACAGGCCCTCGCAAGTGGCAAGAGAAAATTTTACGAGATTTGGCAAACCATATTCAAAAGAACGCTGGAAAGCTAGATCCCAATATGTTTAGGTTGGCAGTTGCATCTGGTCGTGGAATCGGTAAGTCCGCTTTGGTTGCGTGGATCATACTGTGGATGCTATCGACTCGTCTCGGATCGACTGTGATTGTAACTGCTAACACCGAACAACAGTTGCGCTCAAGAACATGGGCGGAACTCGGTAAGTGGCTAACGCTTGCTATTAATGGACATTGGTTTAATAAAACTGCGACCACGCTTAAACCCGTTGATTGGTTTGAAGCCAGTCTTAAAAAAGACCTACAAATAGACACGGGCTATTACTACGGACAAGCGCAGCTTTGGTCGGAAGAAAACCCAGACGCTTTCGCTGGTATCCACAGTAACTACGGTGTGTGCTTAATCATGGATGAAGCATCGGGTATACCAGCTCCTATCTATTCTGTAGCGGAAGGGTTCTTTTCAGAACCCACCGAAAATAGATTTTGGTTCGCCTTTTCCAACCCCAGAAGAAATCAAGGCCCTTTCTATGACAGCTTTCATGGTGCTAAATCTTTTTGGAATACCGAACAGATAGACAGTAGAGAAGTAGAAGGCACAGATAAGAAAGTATTCCAACAAATGCTAGATCAGTACGGAGAGGACTCTACTGTATCTAGGGTTGAAGTCTTAGGTGAGTTTCCAAAGTCAGACGATGATACGGTTATCCCATTGGATTTAGTGAAGGCTGCGATTAACAGAGAGGTATCGCTTACTACTGAGCAAGCTATTTTATGGGGATTGGATGTAGCTCGGTTTGGCGGTGATAACTCTGCGCTTTGTAAACGCCAAGGTAATACCGTCTTAGAAATACAAACTTATAAGTCTATGGATTTGATGCAACTGTGTGGTGCGGTTAAAGCTGAATACGACAACGCTACGTTTGAGAACAAACCGCAAGAAATATTGATAGACGTTATTGGTATTGGTAGCGGTGTGGTGGATAGATTACGCGAACTGGATTTACCCGTTAGAGGGATCAATGTTTCCGAAGCACCCTCGACTAATAAGAACTATCTGAATCTGCGTGCTGAACTATGGTTTAAAATTAAAGATTGGTTAGCACAAAGAGATTGCAGACTACCACCCGATGATGATTTAATGGCTCAATTAGTTTCACCTAGCTACGAGTATACAAGTAGTGGTAAAATAAAATTAGAAAGTAAAGAGTCCATGAAAAGAAGGGGCATAAAAAGTCCTGATTTAGCAGACGCATTAGCATTAACAATGGCTTCAGATGCCGCCAACTTCTCTGGCTCACTTTCATTTGGCGGTTACTCGTTTAAGAAACCGTTGAAAAGCCGTATTATACGGATTAGTTAAATAATAGGAATCTCTATGAAAGATAAATACGTCAAAGAAGATCTAAAAGAAGAAAAAAAAGAGCGAGAGGAAACTAACGAAGAAGAGGGTGTTGATTTAGAACAGCTGCAAGGCGTTCTTAAATCAGAACTTGATGATGCTCAAGACTTTATAGATGCAATAGGCGAAGATCGCGCTGAAGCGACTAAATATTACATGGGAGACGAACCCGAAGGCGGTAGCGATCTCCAGTCAGAATACATATCAACAGACGTAAGGGATTCAGTTCTCTATATGTTACCTTCCCTACTGCGTACCTTTTTTGGTACTAAAAGAGTGGTGGAGTTTGTTCCTAGTGGGCCTGAAGATATACCTTTGGCAGAACAACAAACGGATTACATCAATCACGTTATCCAAGAAAAGAATCATGGTTTTCAAGTATTTTACGATGTGTTCAAAGATGCGCTCGTAAGGAAAACAGGATTTGTCAAGGCGTTTTGGGATGATTCAGTTACTTCTTCCACATACGACTACACGGGACTTAACAGAGAGCAATACATGGCATTGGTTTCTGATCCAGACGTAGAGGTTGTTGAAGAAGAAATTAAATACGAAATGCAAATCATGTTGGATGAAATGACAGGTGAGCAAATAGAACAAGAATTTCCTGTTGAATACGATGTGGTGATTAGACGAGTTAAGAAAGCTAATAAAGTTTGCATCGAAGCCATACCTCCAGAAGAGGTGTTGATAGCGAGAGACGCTAGAGATATTAAATCTAGCTCTTACGTAGCGCATAGAATGATGAAAACCGTTAGTGATCTAGTCGCTATGGGTTACGACTATGATTTTATAAATGAGAATGCTGGCGGTGGAGACACCGACTTTGATTCAGACGATTGGGATAACCAACAAGCGCGTCAACCTTACGATGATGTTTACGTAGCCGATAGAAGTGATCCTGGTTCAAGAAATGTTTTATATGTAGAACACTATTTGTTTTACGATTTGGATGGTGATGGAATAGCAGAGCGCATAAGAGTTTGCACCGTTGGTAGCGCATTGACGATAGCTAACGTGATGCAATGGGATGATCTCCCCATTGTCCTATTTTGCCCTGATCCAGAACCGCATACTGCGATTGGTACTTCTATCGCGGATTACGTTATGCCATTACAACGAGCGAAGTCACAAATTATGAGAGACACTCTCGATTCGCTTGGACACTCTATTTTCCCCAGATATGGTGTAGTGGAAGGTCAAGTTAATATTGACGATGTACTGAATTCCGATATCGGTCAGCCGATCAGGATGCGCGCGCCAGGGATGGTGCAACCCTTTACTGTTCCTTTCGTGGGAGCAGCTGCGTTTCCAGTATTGGATTATTTAGACGAAGCGAAAGAACAAAGAACAGGTGTTTCTAAAGCGTCTATGGGTATGAACGCTGAAGCGTTACAAAGCACAACTAAAGCTGCGGTAGCAGCGACCATGAGCGCGTCTCAAGGTAGGGTTGAAATGATTGCCCGTATATTTGCTGAGCAAGGTATGACGGACTTATTTAGATTGGTTAATCGTTTAATCGTTAAACATCAAGATCAACAAGAGATGGTGAGGTTAAACAATAACTTTATACCAATAGATCCTAGAGTATGGGATTCTGATAAAGACATAGTGGTTAATGTAGCTATTACCAACTCAAGTGATGAGGAAAAAGCAGCAACATTGATGTTAGTCGCTCAAAAACAAGAGCAAATCATGGCTCAATTAGGCCCTCAGAACCCTATGGTTACACCACAAATGTACGCCAATACGCTACAAAAAATGATTGAAATTGCTGGATTTAAAGACGCTAACCAGTTTATTAACTCAAACTTCCCTCCAATGCAGCCACAACCCCCACAACCTGATCCATCTACGTTGTTAGCGGAAGCGGAAATGCAAAAAGCTCAAGTATCAGCGCAGAAAGCTATTATTGATGCGGAAACAGATCGTCTAAAACTCATTATGGAAGATGATAGAAGAAGAGATGAGATTGAAGCAGACATGATGCTGAAAAGTGCAGAGCTGCAAGCCAAATACGGAGCGCAGATCAACGTAGCAGAGATTAAAAGTCTTATGGAACGTGATAGAGAAGTTCTAAGGCAAGCTGCTAAGATACAAGCACAAGGTTTAATTAAAACGGGAAATGTTCAATAATGGCTAAAGGACTATACGCAAACATACACGCGAAAAGAAAAAGAATCAAAAAAGGTTCTAAGGAAAGGATGAGGAAGCCTGGTACAAAAGGCGCACCCACCGCTAAAGCATTTAAAAAAGCAGCTAAGACTGCAAAGAAAAGGAAATAATCATGCCAAAAGTAGGAAACAAACATTATTCATACACCAAGAAAGGAATGGCTAAAGCTAAAGCAGCAGCCAAAAAGAAAGGTGTAAAAGTATCTTATAAAAAAAAGAAAAAATAACTTATGGATGATGCTGTCCTTCTTATCTCAGAGTTGGGCGTACCTACAGCAGCTCTCGTAGCTGTTGGATTCTTTCTTTACAAACTTATATTTAAAATCATAGATGGCATGACTGAAAAGGTCGATGTCTTGGATGATAAAGTGCAAGCAAGCCTAGATACAATGGAAGAAAGGCTAACTACTAAACTAGATTCACAATACGGAATTATCGTTAGCTTGATAGATAGGGTAAGAATGATAGATCAATCGCTTATACGTAACGACATTTTATTAAAGACTTTAGTAAAAATGCCAGAGTTGATAGACACCAACGAAATCACAAAGGCAGAGAAAAAAGATCAAAGAAAAGATTGATGGGCGGAACTGAAATGAAATTAATATTAATAAATTTTATTTTTGTATTTTTGTTATTTCAATTATTACAGGCTGATGAAATGACGCACAAGTTTAAGAACCCTAGTTTCTCTGGGGTTGGTACATCTAGTCATTATCTAACTATAGAAAACCAAGAGTTCAATAGGAAAGAAGCTATACGTGAAGAAATTCAAGCCTATGTAGAAGACTTAGAAAGAGAAGCAGAGAACACAACATTAGCTAGGTTTATACGTAACCTAGAGAGTAGAATATACGCACAACTGAGCAGACAATTAGTTGATAATTTATTTGGTGAGACTGCATCTGATTTTGGCATTTTAGAACTAGAAGGCAACACCATAGAATACAGAGTAGAAGACGACAAGGTAACACTTATAATTACAGATGAAGAAGGCAATACAACAGAAATTACTGTACCTCTCGGTTCTTTTACTTTCTAGTTGTGCCTTAATCATACCTCCTTTAGACAACGGAGTACCCCCAATAAGAAACATAGAACCCGCAGAAGTGGGTTTGTTGATAACAGAATTAAAAGACATTAAATCGCCTGTACGCAAACCTGTTGTTGCGGTTTATCCAAACTCTTTTAAAGACAATACAGGG